ATGTATGCTTTGGACCGTCAGACTGGCAAGAGGATGGTTCTAGATGTATTCAACATGGTTGACCCTACACCGCAAAAGATTCGTTCTCTCATCGAAGAGTGGGTTACACGGCATGAGCCGATGGAACTTCGTATCGAGATTAACGCATTCCAGAAAGCGTTCTCCCTTGATGAGGATTTGCGTAACTGGCTGGCATCACGTGGCTGCCAGTTGAGGGAACACTTTACTGGTAAGAATAAGTGGGACACTGGGTTTGGTGTTGCAGCCATGTCTTCTCTGTTTGGGACTGTGCGTGACGGCAAACATCAAGGAGATAATCTACTGTCTTTGCCAAATCATGAACAGAATGAACATGTTAAGGCTCTTATCAATCAGTTGATTGTTTGGAAACCTGACACAAAGAACCCTACTGACTGTGTGATGGCTTTATGGTTTTGTGAGATTCGTGCAGCAGAGATGATGCGTCACGGCAACTATCTGAATACACATTCACAGAACAAATGGGCTACTCGCCGCAATTCACATCAGCGCGGGGTTATCAACCTTGACGATTTAGCAATGGAACAGTACACAACATTTTTAGGATAAAGCATGGCATTAAGCATTTCTCAGATTGCTGAGCGAGTAGAGGCACTTCGTGTGCGCTACACCGCTCGTGATGAGCGCATGTCTAATGTGCTTGCTGTCCGCAATGGTGACATGGTATCTATCGGTGCAGACTTCTTCCCTGAAGACATGTCACGTTCAATGATTGCAAACTTTGTTGACGTTGCAGCACGAGATGTTGCAGAAGTTTGTGCACCACTCCCTTCAATTAACTGTTCTACTTCTTCTTCAGCATCAGATACTGAAAAGAAGTTTGCAGATAAGCGCACCCAGATTGCAAATCATTACATCCAATTTTCCGAACTAGAATCACAAAACTATGTCGGAGCCGACTGGTACAACTCATATGCGTACTACACGCTTATTGTTGAACCAGACTTTGATGCGAGTATGCCACGCATTCGGATTGATAATCCATTAAATGCCTACCCAGAATTTGACCGTTTTGGCAGAGTGGTGTCATACTCTAAGATATACAAGAAGACTGTACGAGAACTATGTGTTGACTTTCCTGAAGTAAAGGGAGAAATTCTAGCCAGTTTTAGCGACGGCGTTGGTAGTTACAATACAGAAGTTGACCTTGTACGTTACGAAGATAAAGACCAAGTTGTTCTTTTCCTTCCACGTCAAAAGAATCTTGTCCTACAGGCAGTACCTAACCCTATGGGTAAAATGACTGTCTGCATTGGTCGTCGTCCATCTATCAATCCTGATGACCCTCGCGGTCAATTTGATGATGTTATCTGGGTACAGTTGGCTCGCGCACGATTTGCGTTTCTATCTATGGAGGCTGCAGAGAAATCTGTTCAGGCTCCTATCGTTGTTCCTAACGATGTGCAAGAACTTGCTTTTGGACCTGACGCTATCCTACGTACCCAGAACCCTGCGGGTGTTCGGCGTGTAGGCTTGGAACTATCTAGCGCAGCATTCACTGAGCAGCAGTTGCTTCAGCAAGAAATGCGTCTCGGCTCACGTTACCCTGAGGGACGTACAGGTAACATTGATGCCAGCATCATTACAGGTCAAGGTGTTCAGGCTTTGCTTGGCGGCTTTGATTCACAAGTTAAGGCTGCACAGCAGATTATGGCTCGTGTACTTGAGCAGGCTATCTCACTTTGTTTTGAGATGGATGAAAAGATTTTCAACTTTAAGAAAAGCGTCAGCGGCGTATACCAAGGTGCACCTTACAAGTTTGAATACAAACCTGGCACTGCAATTAAGAACGACTACACCGTGCAGGTTCGCTACGGTCTAATGTCAGGTCTTGACCCTTCTCGTGCACTGATTTTCTCACTACAGGCATTGGGTGCAAAACTTACATCTAAAGATTATGTTATGCGTGAACTTCCCTGGTCAATGAATGTTAGTGAAGTTCAAAAGTCTATTGATATTGAAACAATGCGTGAAGCGTTGCTTGGTGGATTCGCTTCCATCACTGCCGCTATTCCACAGATTGCTTCTCAGGGCGGAGACCCAACCACTCTTATTAAGAAAATTTCTGACGTGATTCAAGCACGTAAGAGTGGCGTTAGCATCGAAGATGCTGTTGAAAAGGTGTTCATTCCAGAAGAACCGCCGCCCGCTCCAGAAGCCGCTCCAGTAGAGCCACAGCCGCCAGTTGAAGCAGCAGTCCCCGCTGCTCCTGAGCAAGGTATGCCTGCTGGAGCACCTTCTTCTCCACAGCAAGGTGGTCCAGATATTATGGCTATGTTGCAGCAAATGGGTGGTCAGGTTCAGTAATGGATATTAAAGAAGAAATTCTTACATTACTTAATAAATACTTTTCTGAAAGTACCGACACCGAAGGTGCCATGTGTACTAACTATATTCTAATTTCAGAATATGTAAATGGGGACGGCGAATTTTATTCGCTAGCAATTAAAGATGAAAGCATTCCAGTATGGAGACATAAAGGTTTGCTTTATCATATTTATGAAACAGAGTTTAACGATTTGGACGAAGAAGGTGAGTGACAATGGCACGTGGCGGATACCGCAAACCAGCCAATCCAGCACCAGTAAGTGGACCTGGACAGTTGTCACGGCGAACCGATGGAGCACAGCCAGTAATGAATATGACTGGAGGAGCGTATGGGGAAGCCTCGGCACTACGCGATTTGCAGTCAGCAGCACCTATGGCTCAGGCAGAAACCAACCCTAACGCAGGTCCAGCCACTGCGGCTACACCTGCCCCTGTGACTCCTTTGTTTGCAGCAGATACAGAACCTGAAAAGCCTTTGACTGACGGTCTTGCTTTTGGTCCTGGAGCAAACAGTATTCCTAGTTCTACTGTTACTTTGCCTTCTCCTCGTGAGACTTTGATTAAGGCTTTGCGCTATTCAAATGACCCTGACCTTGAAACTGCTTTTAATGTTTTGATTAACCGAGGAAGCATCTAATGGCAGAATCAGATATCATTGGTCCTGTTGGGGAAAAACTTTTTGAAAATCAGTATGGCAATTTTTATAATCAGTCTGAAAAGATTCAGGTCAATTATATTAGTAAGTTGCAAAAACTTAATGCTGATTTGACTGCCCTAGGGGACAAGGGTTATGATTCTTGGAGTAAACTAGATTCAACTATTCAGGATTCTTTGAAGTGGTTTACTCAAGGTGAAGAACCTGAGTACATGAATGCTCCTAATACAATTCTTCAAAAGACTGTCAATTTTGGCGTTGAAACACTTAAGAACCTTAATCCTGTAGTTTGGCTTTTCCGTGTAGCGGGAGAGTATGGTAAAGGTCTTCAAACTGGATACCAAGTTGCTTTAGAAAATCAAATCAATGGCAAACCATTCTTTGATATGGATGTGTGGAGCAATGCCTGGAATAATGGTGAATCTCTTTACAATAATGAAACTGACCGTGGACTTCGCGAGAAGCATGGCGAAGTAAAGTCTTTTATTGCTAAGGGAATTCTTGCTGGTAAGAGTCGTGCAGAAATTCTTGCAGACTATGGCAGACTTGACCAACCATTTATTGATGAACTTTCAGACCTTGATAACAATTTTGAAGTTTGGAACAATGGCATCCTTGAAGATTACCGTCAGGCTAAACTAAATCCTGGTCGTGAATATGCCAATATGTTTACTGGTCGCCGTGGTCTTGATGATAAAAAGAAACTTGAAACATTTTTGCAAAAAGTTCCAATGGGTTCATTTCTTCTAGATAAGAATGGAAAAATTTCTGACAAAAACAGGGATAAATATTTTACCCTCATGTCTGGATACACAGATACCCTTGTAACTATCTTTGCTGACCCTCTAACTTACATTACTGCTGGTGCAGGTAAAGGCGTAAGCATTGCTGGTATGGCAATCAGTCAACAAGCAAAAGTAAATAAACTTGCAAATTCTGGTATTAAACTTGCAGACATGGGAAAGATTGAAAAAGTCTTTTCATATTCTAAAGTTCGCAAATACTGGGATGGTTACGGCGCAGAAATTAAAGCCTACACTGAGGCTAAGGCTGCAAAAAATAGTGTAGCAATGCAAACAATTGCAGACCGAATTGGCGTACGGTATGTTGAACATGGAAATCTAGAAGATATTATGTTCCATGTCGAAAACAAAGTATTTAGCGCAGATGATGCTTCTAAAATTTATAGCAAAGTAGAGAATGCTAGAAAAATCTTGGTTGGC